ATGAGCACAAAATTTAGAAGTCAAATGAAAGAGGTTATGCAAATGGCATGGTCGTTCGTTCGCAAGAATGGTTATTCAATGAGTGAGGCATTGAAATGCGCATGGGCTAATTTGAAGCTGAAAACGGCTTTGAAAGTGAAGATAGTAGAGTTTTACTTCAAAAAGACAGACGGTACGCTACGTCAAGCCTTTGGCACTCTCTTGGAAAACAGAGTACCCGAAACAAAAGGTACAAAGAAAACGGCTGATAATTGCCAGGTGTACTTTGACACTGAAAAAGAAGAATGGCGTTGCTTCAAAAAGTGTAACCTAATTAAAATCGCATAATAACAGTGGTAAACGAAATTAAGTATAAACACATAAATATAACGAATATGAAAACAGAAGAATTAGTAATTGACATGAATAACCTTTATGTATAGGGATTAATAAAAGTGATTAACGACTTCATGCTTGAAGAGGCAAGCGGTTGTATTTTTACAGAAGACCGTTTGAAAAGTAATATTGAGAAGCTGAAAGACGTATTTCCAGAAGAACGCAAACGGATGGTTATAGCCGGACGTGCACCAATATTCTCGTCACCGACTTCGGGCTTATATAAGCTGATATTTAAAAACTAACCATACACGATTATCCAAAGGCAGTCTTCGCACGACTTTAAAGGCTGCCTTTTATTTATTTAACTTTAAAGCAAAAGAATATGGATGAAATTTGGAAAGACATTGAAGGGTACGAAGGCGATTATCAAGTATCAAATTTAGGTAGGGTAAAATCCTTGCCAAAGAAATGCTGGAACGGTAAAGGATATTGGTTTAGAGATGGACGCATTTTAATACCCATAAAAAGCAAAAAGGGGTATTTGAATGTATGGTGCAGAAAGCGCATATTTAAAGTTCATCGCTTGGTCGCAAATGCTTTTATACCTAATCCGCAAAACCTACCACAAGTAAACCACATAGACGGTGATAAAACCAATAATTGCGTTACCAATCTTGAATGGGTTACTGATGGTGAAAACTTACTACACGCATATAGGGTTCTTGGTAGAAAGCAAAAGACTGGCAAAAACCACCATAATTCACGAGCTGTTTTACAATTAAAAGACGGCAAAATTATAAATTCATTTGATAGTTTGAATGAAGCGGCACGAGCAACTGGTGCGCACCATTCGGGCATTTCAATGTGCTATAATGGAAAAATAAAGAAGCACAAGGGCTATCAATGGAGCTACAAAGAGGAGTGATTTCACTCCCCTTTCTTTATGGCTTGTTTCTGCATTTCAGCTTTTCTCTTTTCTTCTTGTTCTTCTTTTATTTCAGCGAGTTCTTCTTCGATGCGGTCTTGGTTGCCAGCAAACATTACTCCATGCCGCTGTGACCATACACCACCCGATACAGCTTTCACCGCAACACTGACTTTATCATCAATATTATTCAGAGTGTAAGGTACTATATCGGTATCTATATCAATCGTTTTAGACGCTTTACTAAATTCAGACGGATTTATAGCACCCAAAGCAGAAACGATAAAATTAATTCTTCTCTGTAAAAACTCCCCTATAACTTCTGCATGGTTTTGAACTTGTAAATGAGTGGAAAGAAAAACATAGTCAAAAGCAATTCCCGACAAAGCATTTCCCGAACCACTAAGTTTTTCAAAACTGATTTGAGGTGTATTAGTCATTGAATATGACTTTTCAAAGAGAGTATTCATTTCAAGTTCCACAGTTGTAGGCACCTGGTTCCATGTCAGATACTGAGCATCCGCACCCTCACCTGTAAGTTTAACCATTCTATCCTTAACCTTACCCATGAAACCCTCTACATCACCAATTAGCTTCAACAGCGGAAAGAAATGGTAGTCTATACAATCAGCATAATTGGATAATAATTTCTCCAACCGGACCCGAAAAGTCTTTATCTTTTTGCAATAAGGTTCGGGACGATAAGCGTAGATAACCGGCAGTTTCGAGAATCCATGGACGAAAGAAGTTCTTTCCTCGTAACCCTTAGACAGATCCCATTGATAGACCATTCTGTCTGTGATAGTCATAAAGCAGGTAATTTCCGAGTCATCCATGAGTTTTTTCTTGTACTCACGAGAGAAAGCAACCAAATCACCTTCATCATTGAAGAACGGATAAAGTTTATCACCTCTGAATGGTGACCACAATACACTTTTCAACTTCTTGGTAGGCTTAACCTTGCCCCCGAAAGTAGTCTTTACTTTCTTCCAGAACTTCGCCCAGAACGAATCATCATCAGTGACATACCAATACTCGGCAACTTCCTGTTCGGATAACCAGGCACGGACAATCTTCTTGTTCTGATATTTGATTTTGTTGGACTTGAATACAGCCTTTACCGCATCCAGCAGCTTCTTTTCATCATCATCAGTCGGAGTGCAATCCATAGACGGTTCTGTGCCGACCGTAAAAGCTGTTTGAATGTTGACAATATCTTGCTCCAAAGGGATAGAAATACGGTTTACCGGTTCAGTCTTATATTGTGCTTCGATTTCATAGGTCTTACCAGTCTTTTCATCAAAAACTTTTTCCGCTTCCTTTTCAAGAACTTTTCTATCCGGGTACTTCTCTTTGTCAACCATGATTTCATGGCGTTCGGGATTCCAGTCGTCCCAAAGTTTACAACGGTCTGGAAGTTCGGTTTTTCTACCTTTCTTCAGGTAGTTTATCTTCTGCCCGATGTCAGGCAATGCTAATATTTCTTCGAGTGTTAATGGCATAATCTATAATTTTAGTGAGTAAATATTCCTGTTAAATCTTTCGGCTTCTGAATCTTGCCAAGTAGTTCACCCAGTACATAATAGCGAGCAGCGTCTATTCCGTGATTGTCGTGGTCTTCCGGCTCGTTGATATAGTTCCCGTCCTTATCTTTTGCCCAAACATAATTTCTGTACTCCCTTTGAAGGTTATAAGAACGCTTGGTAATGTAAATTTCCATACCCTGCACCTTGTCTATACCGGCATTGACAGAACCTTGTCCCTTTTCTACCGGGTAAATCTTAATACCTCCGTTGTGGATTTCCTGAATAAGTCGTGGGTCGGCACTATCGGCTATCACTTTCAAACCCCAAGGACGCAAGGTTTTTATAATATCTCCAGAAAGTAATCCAGTTCTATAATCCACTTCATCCAAATATAGCGCATTGTCTATGATTCCACATCGGATAACAGCTGTAGGGTCATTGGTATAACCAAAATCCAATCCGATAGCCACTTTCTTACACCACATCGGGAACTCATCCACAATACCCCACTTTTTAAACACCGCACCTTCGGCTACATCAGCCCAGCGCCCAATAACCACATGAGCATATTTCTCCGGATTCTTCTCTTTCATTTCTTCAACCTCTCTCAAGAACTCAGGAGAAAGGTTCTCGATATTATCGAAGTAGGTTGTATGAATATGAAGGACATTCGGATGGGTGGAAACCTGTACCTGCACTCCGTCGATCTCTACCAGCCTATGAGTATTTTCGATGTATTTTTTATAGATGAAGTGATTGGAATCACAGGGATTCATAATGATTATAATCCGGTTTTGGATTCCCTTCTTACGGATGGAGAGCATAATTTTGTCGAACTCTTCCTCACTGGTCCACTCTTCCGCTTCATCACAGACAAAGGTTGTAATGCCCTGAATGGATTTTAATTTGGCTGTCTGATTCCCGGAGGAAGTCTTGATACCTCGGAACATGATGCGACTGCCTGTCATGCGGTTTACAATGTCCGTCTTTGTGGTCTTGAAATATTTGGTAGTTCCGTCAAGTTCTATCTTCTCCATCATTTCCGGAATAATGGACATACCAGCGGAAACCATCGTATAGCGAGTATAAAGGATCTGATGGACTATCTTCTCTACAGGAGTCATTTCAAAAGTAAGACGCTCTATGAATGCAGAAGCATTGAAAGACTTACCGGAGCCACGACCACCAGTAATGAGAATAATGAACTTTTCCGTATCGGTGTATAATGGATGATATATTTCTTGGGGTACTATCATTTCAGCTTGTCTTTAATCCAAGAATCAATAGTGATACCGTGGTCAATATCTGTAGGGATGTCGGCATCTTCATCCTGCTTACGTTCAACTTTTCTCCAATCTTCATCGTAATGGTACAACCAGGTCATTTGAGCACTTAAATTGGGAGCCAATTCACCTTCAACAACTTGTACTTCTTCTTCACCTGTTAGATTTCCATCCTTATCTCGTATTTTCCGAACTGTAGTATTCTTCGTTTTTATGCCACCCAAAGCCATAGCAAGAAACTTAGCACGTACAAGAGAATTAATAGCGCAACGCGCACGCGAAAGGACATCACTTAATTCACTGTATCTACTTTTCTTCTCACTAAATTTTTGCGGTGACAATCCAATGGCATGAGCGATTTCCTTGTCTGTGAATCCCTTTTTGGCATACGATTCCACGAGAGAAAGAAAGTCCTCGCATGTGTAGTCAAACTTGGGCTTTCTCCCTCCCTTACCTTTTCTATTTTGAGATTCACTATTGCTCATATCAATCTACCCGTTCCACTTGTTCATCGAACACTTCTCCTTTTATGAACTTCATGTCCGGCTCATAGCCGAAACGTTCACAGAAAGCTGCTTTTGCTTCATAGGTATCGAAGGAAAGCATTACATAAGCATCCATATTCTCGGCTTGCCTCTGTGCTTTCTCCTTAACCTGTTGCTTGACCTCTTTCATGTGGGCGACCTTTTCGGCACGTTCCAACTGTTTGGCGGCTTTATCAGCTTCTTTCTGTTCGTTTACTGGTGCCATCATATCAGACAAAGCATCCGCAATAGAGCTTTCTTCTTCGGTCTGCAAAAGATAGTCAACACCAATCATGTTCAGGTCGGCATCGGTCAAACCTGCGTCTTTCCAGTCAATATCAGGAACAATACGAGCAAGAGCGTCAAAATCCCATGTACCTTGTGCATTAGGGTTGTTCATTAAAATATTTAATTCCTTTTCCTGCTGCTCGTTCACGTCTATGACATCGACACGGATATAGTAGTCATTATCGGGGAACTTCTGCAATTCGTCCATGACGGACAAACGCTGATGCCCGCTGACTACTGTAAGACCAGTACGTTTATTCACAACTATTCCACCCACCAATCCGAATTTCTTGATACCACGTTTCAGTGTCTTACGTGATTCATCGGAAAGTTTCCGGGGATTATAGTCTGCAAAGTGAATGGCAGAGCGGTTAAGTTCCACCGATTCACTCTTTATGTATTTTGATAATTCCATATTAGCCATTACTTAGACCGAAACCTCTCTGTCGAAGAGTATTCCTTTCGGCTCTTGCTATAAGATTATCACGAGATTGTTTTGCGCGCCTGCTTGCGGCACTGCTACTCCATGTATTTTTTCTTCTCCAATTCGCTTCGCTCAATCTATCTGATTGAGCATATATTTGTGCTCTCGTTTTTGTTCTTCTAACTCGGCAATCCTCCTATTATTTTTGTTTATTATGATACTCCCAAAGCACCCTTTCGACCATTGGGAAAGTTTTGTAAATTCTCTGCAAATCCTGTGGGTAATTTTTCTCCATCCAAAGCATACAATCAAGGTTAAATCCAACACCTGAGCTGGCTTTCAATGAATATCGGACAGGCTTGGGTAAGTTATGTTGCTTCATGTAAGCAAGAATGTCCTTCTGACTAAAATCGGCGAGCGGATAGCACAAACCGTTATTTTCATAACCGTTTGCCTCATACCCTTTCAGCATTAAGTTGCGATTCATTCCGTCCGCTTTCTTCATGCCCAAAAACGTATAATAGATACCGTATTTGAACTGCATAGCCTTTACGACATCAGCCAACTTCAACAATTTCACTTTCGGATTTGGAACACAATACATACCACCACGAAGAATATATGTCAAGTTCCAGTGTGGCACTTGGATAAACTCAATATTCGGATATTTAGCTTTAGTCCAGTTTATCCAACGGTTGATGTGCTCCAAGTCTTTGACGAAGTACATGAACACGCAAACAAGTCTGTTAAACTTCGGATAGAGCAAATCAAGTAGAACAAGCGAATCTTTACCTAATGATAAAAACAGCAAAGCCTCATTCGATTTTACGCGAATGAGGTCTATATATCGATTCGCTTGTTCTACCTTGTTCATAGGTTAGCCACCGTTTAATCCCATTGAAACACGCAAATCAGCGTAACGCTGCCTACGTGAACCTAACTGCGTAGTACTTGCAGTACCTCTACGATTGGCGACCAATCGACCTCCAGCCCCTGCACCGTTCATATTTCTGCGAGGCCCAGCTACTCTGTTAATTCTTCTTGCGACTCTGCTTTCTAATTTTAAAAGTTAAACAAATCAATCTATATGTTTCTCTAATATCTTGCCCAAAGTATAATCCATTTGAGCTGCGAGATATTCTTCACCTTGATACTCATAAACAATATCGTTACCATTTTCATCTGTGAGAATTACTGCTTCTGCGTTCTTTACCTCTATAATGATGTAAGGACGCTTGCCCGTATATGCACCTGTCAGAAGCTTGATTGCATCGTACTTGATAGGCTTTAATTCTTCTTCACCTTCTTCGGGTAGTTCTGCATCAGCCGGATATTCTTTACCGCCACAGAGATAAGTGATATATTTCTTAGCGTTTGTTGGTCTGATTTCGCGGTATTCGTGGGTTTTCTTGCCTGCTAAGATTTCATCGAAATACTTCTGTTTGATGCTTAATGTAAGAATGTTCATAATCGTGTCAAATTTAAATTAATACTCATAGTTGCGGGGGGCTGAATCGAACAACCGACCTTCACCAAGTCAAAGTGAAAAGCTACCACTGCTACACCCCGCGATAGTATCCCAAAGGTACTACCACAACCAAAGATAACGAAACATCTTCAACCGCTATACGCAACAATCGACTTATTGTTGCGAATTGAGCCATTTATCCCGTCTTTCTCTGCATGCCTCTAAGGTAGGCGCACAACAAGAAAATAGTTCACCACTTTCAGTACGATAGTCATACTGGTACATTCTCACTCTTTTACCTCTCAACCTGGTGTTGTAGGTAGTGTAATTCTCTTTACCGGGTTGACATACGCTGCAACCGTTTTTGTTTATTGAGTTCATAATCAATCTTATTTAATGTTTCACATTCAACCGTTCTTCACTCGTATAAGCCACTACAAGCCCGGTTTCATCATGTTGTATCGTGACATACTTTTCGCCTCTTTCTATGGTAGAAAAATCACACATAGAACATAACTTGCCTAATACTTTGCCCAATTGTTTCATCAGTGATGTTTCTGGGCTGATAACTAAAACTAAATCTGCTTTCATAATCGTATGTATTTAAGCGTTAATACCTATTGCCTTTCTTACGAAGTCACCAGCCTGTTCTACTGACATATTCAGCTTCTTCTGAACCAAGATAAGCATACAGGCTACTTGCTCTTGTGTATTCAGATTGCCCTGCGCAAACTCTGACATGATGAACTTTTCTATTGTTCTCTGTTTAATTACTGATGTTGCCATAATCATATATCTTTTAATTGTTATTACTTCTTGTTTGATGATGCAAATGTAAATGATATATTTGACACTGCAAACAAAATAAGAAATAATATTCTTTCTTTTAACTTTATTTTGTAAATGATATATTTGACACTATTATAATAAACGTATCTTTGCAAAAAAACATAATAGCATGAATAGGATAGAATTACTTATTAAAGAAAAAGGGTATAATATGACATCTTTTGCCGAAAAAATGAATACTACAAGGCAGAACTTATACGCCATATTAAAAAGCCCATCCTACCCAACGCTTGAAAAAGTAGCAGAAGCTTTGGACGTTCCTATGTGGCAACTCTTTGCATCACCGGAAGAAGTGAAAGATGATGCCAATACTATCACCTGCCCTCACTGCGGAGGTAAAATACATTTCGATGGAGAACCACGTATGCCAGAACATAAAAATATACGAGGGAAAGAATACTATAAATAAAGAGTAATATGGAAACATTAGAAATAATATATATAATAATTAGCTTTGTTTTCGGAGTCTTTGTTTCCCCATATTTAAAAAGGACTATAGAAAATATTGCAGATACTCACTGGAGTTATAGAAAAGAAAAAGCTAAAATGAAGTCTGATATTGCAAACAATATAGACAAGCAGTTATTTAGACTTCTAATAAAAGCACAATACGCTCTAAAAAAAGAAGATATAGACTATTCATTACATGGTTGTGGTTCTGCTTTTAAAGACATATCTAATCTTATCGAATATCTTGTACAATTTGAGGAAAGATACAAGACGGATAAAAATGCAAAAAAGATTATAGAATTGCATAAAGACTTCGATAATCTTAAGAAAGACAGTGAATGTAATCGAAGGATTGAAGAACCTGAGTATTATAGAATTGCAAATGAAGTATATAAATACTCTGATAAGATTTTACAGAAGAAATTTCCCAAATGGTAAATAGAGCTGGAGCACTAAACTGGCTTACTCATTGATAACCTCATTAAAAGCAATAAAGGCGCACCCAAACGATGCGCCCTCTCTTGTCAATTAATCTTTGATTTTATATTGGAGCCTCCCGGCTGGAATATCAGAATCTGACAGCTTCCATTCTTTTGAGGATATTATTATACCCCTCTTGGATTATAGCCTTTTGCTTTTCGGAAGCTGTAACGATCTTTCCTTTGTATTTTCGCATAACAGACTCGTTCAATCCAATTTCCTTTGCGAACTTGCTGGCATTAATGAAAGGGAATGCCTCGAAGAATCCACTCAAATCATAAATATACGAAACAGAATAGCCAGACTTATACCACACAGGAAACTCACCATGTTTCTCTTTGTAATATTCAGCCTGTTCTTCCAGTACAGACAGGAAATCATCTTTGGCTTCCTGCTCCGTAAGACCGAAACCATACGCGCCGTTCACGTCTTCCGAATAAATAGAAATACCTCCATCATTCGCCTTTTCGATAATCGCCTTAATCTTCTTCATAATCGTGCCATTTTTAATTTCGTCAATTAAAGCACCCACCGAAGTGGGTGCAGTCCTTTTACTTCTTTAACCCCGCCTTTTTCATCATACTATCAAGAGTACCGTTTGGAATCTCTTTTGCCGGATGCCTACCGACAGGGATAAAGTAGTCAAAGTCGGGATGAACATATTTGTAATGGTTCGTTCCCTTTTTGATTGTCCAGCCTGCTGATTCAATCAATTTGTAAAACTCTGAATACTTCATAAAATCAAAGAACTTTTTAATTGACGCCACAAATATAACGTTTTTGTTACAACCACAAAAGTAACCACAAAGAAAACAGTAACATATTTGTTGCTTTTAACAATTAACGAAGCCGACCTACTTCTCCGGCTTTATCCTTTCCATCATCTCCCCATATATCCAATCCACATCTTGCCGGAAATACTTGTACAGCTGGTAAGAGAAAACCAAGTTATTACGGTTATTGGATATGGTTGTCTGGGCATTTACACCTAAAACCTCCGCCAGCTTATCTCGAAGGCCATTTTTCATCTTTCCTCCGGCAAGGGTACTCGGAGAATACAAAAACAAGATGATAAAAATGAATTTCTTTCGTTGGGTAACATTCCCTGACCTAAATATCTCCTTTTGAGAAATAATCTCTTGGAACCACCGATATAACATTCCTATCATATCAAGGTCCGTCAATATAGGTTCTGTCAGCTCTTTTTCCCTTTCCGATAACTTTGATTTCTGCTCTCTAATTGATTTTATTTCCGCAATTTCTGAAAACATGGCACAATTATTTAGAAGTAAATAGTATATTTGTACTAAATAATCGTGTGGGGAGGTAACGTTACTGGTGGTTCGGGGCGTTGCCTCTTGTATTTTTTAGAATGGAAGATCTTCTCTTGATTGTTCAGGTTGATAGAGTTTCGATTGTGGACTGGCTTCTTGCTGGGCAAGTCTACTTCCCAATAACTCCAGCTTATCAACAAATATTTCTGTCACATACCGCTTTGATCCCGTTCTATCCTCATACTGCCGGGTCTTGATCTTGCCCTCGATATAGATTTGAGAACCCTTCCTGACATACTTTTCTACGACCTCGGCCAGACCTTTCCAAAAGATAAGACTATGCCATTCCGTGCGGTCTGGAACCTGGATCCCGTTTTGAAGGGTATAGCCCTTCTCCGTGGTAGCAAGCGATAGATTGGCGACCTTTGTCCCGGCAACATCTTTCACTTCAGGATCCTTGCCGGTATAACCGAGAAGGATTACTTTATTTATGCTCATTCTTCATTCTTTTTTTGTTTTGCAAATTCTATAACATATTCAACGCCGGCATGAAATCCTTTCTTATAGCCATCTTTGTATTGGTTATTTGAGATTCCATAGTAGTACGCTGATCCGATACACAGGGTAAGCCCTATGGCGGTCAATACAATTCCTAATCCGAAATATGGATAAGTAATGTCTATACGAAATGGTTTGAGCTGAATAGATATTCCAGATGTCATGACAAATAGCATCAAAAGCGATATTATCGCCCATATTAAAGCCTTAATCATTTCGTGCCTCCTTTCAGTAGTTCTGGGTTGTCGTATATGTTACCAACGACTTCATAATCAAAATTATCAATAATACCATTATCTATATCTTTTTGCTTAGGCATCCGAGTTATAAACTCCTCCCCAAAGCGTATTTCTGGACACATTTTTATAACTCCCGTTTGAGATTCAACCCATCTTTTTGTCTCATGTTGTTCCTTTATGTGAGGCATATATTGTTCAGGATAGAAATCACTTTTTATAATTTTTCTTTTAACAATATCCCCCTCATATACTTCTTGTCCATTTTTGTCATACAAGCCCGTGAACTGGCCAACGGTTTGTTTATCAACGTACCAATCATCCATCTTAGATGAATTTTCTTTTCGTTGAGAAAGTATGTTGTACTCCCCATCAGGATAAACAATAAGAGACCCATAAACCCATTCGGTTGATTTAGTTATACGCCCTCTGAATTTGATTTTCCGGTTCATAATTATGCTAATTGTTTGATTTTACGATTGTATATTTCTTCACATAGTGCTTCGCACCACTTCCTGGCAATAGTCACTTCAACTGCGTTGCCGATGAATTTCTTTTGGTCTGCCTGTGTGCCAATAAGTTCGTAGTCTTTCGGGAAACCCATTATCAGCTTCAGTTCATCAATCTTCAGCATACGCATAGTGATGTCTATGATGTTGTAAAGTGCCATAAATTCTTTGATTTTGACAGTCATAGGACTGTCTGTTTCATAGACTTCAATAGCGACTTCGCCGGTTTCAGTCGTGACAAGATATGGCGGCATTTTATCCATTCTTGCGATGAGCGTGAAACACGGTTTATCGACAGAACCGCCATTTGACGCAAAATGTGGGTTCATCAAGTAGTGCTGCTTCACGGTGACAAGTTTCTGCTTCGGGTTCGTCAGCACAGCCGGGTTGGGCTGTTCGATGCTTGAAAGCTGACCACCGCCCGAATACTCATTTGCGATGAAACTGCAAGATGCAACACCAATTTGACCTACCGTGCATATCGTTTGTGCTGGGTCTTCAATAGAATGACCTGTATTATTGAAGCGATAGTTTACAATAAATTGCGCTTTCACAAATGCGTGGTGGTCAATAGTCGTTATTGTTCCTGCCGGTTCTTCGACAGACACGTTCTTGCTGTCAGGCTGACCGCTGAATTGCTTTGACAGAAAAGACACTGATGCAAGTGCAAGACGCTGTTGTGTCGCGATAGTGGGGCAGGGTTCATCAAGTGACGGCGGCACATACTTTCCGCGTTGGTTCATCGAATTGTATTTCACCATAAAGGCATCTTTGCCACCTGCGACAAACTTAATCAGTCCGGCATATATGCGTTCAAGCGTTTTTTCTGCAAGCGGTTTCTTTCGGTTGAAGATTGATTTGCCTTCATCTTCAAAGTCAAGAACTTCACGCACTGGCTTCCACTTCGGCATTGTGCCGAACAAACTTGCTGCACCTGTCTTGCAATGTGTCTGTTTCGGGAACACAACCGGCAGACCATTCTTCGCAAAGATGCCGAAGAAGCGTTTGCGCGATGTGTATGCGCCGAAGTCTGCTGCGTTCAGTATGCGATGCGTGAAGTTGTAGCCGTATTTCTTCACGTTGTTCACCCACTTGATATATGACTTGCCACGGTCTTTTGACACCGGCTTTCCGTTTTCATCAAGTTCACCCCACGACATAAATTCTTCGACATTCTCGATTTGAATATAATCGGGGTCTATTGCTTCGATGTATCTGAAAAGATGTTCTGCAAGTGTCCGGCTGTCTGCGTCACGTGGCTGACCGCCTTTTGCACGGCTGAAGTTCGTACATTCAAGCGATGCCCATAGCACAACAAGTGCGTCAGGGTTCTTCGTGCGACACTTCTGAAGATGATGCACAAGTGGTGACAGTTCAAGCGTTCTGATGTCTTCTGTGAAGTGAAGCGCGTCCGGATGATTTGCAGCGTGTGACGCAATGGCATTCGCATCGTGATTGACACACGCAATGACTTCTGCGCACTGTTCGCCATGAAGACGCGCTGTGTTCACGCCGGTAGAAGTTCCACCGGCACCGCAAAAAAGGTCTATGTATAATAACTTTTTCATTTCACTATCTTGTTAGGCATTCATTAAACGCCTTTTCAAACACATCCGGACTTAACATTTTATTGGCAATAGCTTGAAATGCCGTAGATATAGCAGGTATATCGTTCAAATTAATGCTTACATCCTTTGGGGTTAGATTATCCGTTATCATTCTTGCGTAAAACATGGCTTTGTCAATAGACAGCCAAGCCAAAGGATTCACAGCTATTGGGACCAATTTTCGCATTGATATGTAAAAATCACGTATTGTAATCTTGGATGTTTGGCATAACATATCAATAGTAGAAGCGATTGATATTAGATGGTTCAGTTCTCCTGAACATCCATTATTTAAAAGCGTCTGACTTATGGCAAACCCGTATTTGTCGATATGAGGTTTAATATCGTCTTCCATGCTTTGCGTTATAACCGCAAGCGTTTCAACATTGACATTCGCAATCCTGCAAATGTTTGTATTGTACGATTCCATGAATCTTTTCAATTCGTTTATGTTCTTCTTTACTCCACGCCTGTAGTATGGAGTATTACGGCAACTATCGTAAATATTAAGTGCGTAATTATAAACTTGATCATTTACGAAGAGGACAATGTAAGTCAATGAAGTAACAAGTCCGTCTGTGTCTTTGTCTATTTCTTCCCAATTATTGTATTGTTTCATAATCATATAGCCATTAAATCAAACAATGTAGGAGCACTTACTTCGTTCTCCGCTTCCCGCAGATAAGAAAGCCCGTCTTTCCAATAATCATAATTGAGTTCTGTTGAAAGTCCCCTACGACCTAACTTGATAGCACAATAAGGGACAGTACCGATACCTCCGAACGGGTCAAATACCAATTCTCCTTTGTTCGAGTACCGTTCAATCAGCCTTTCAACGATATCTAACTGAAGAGGACAAATATGATTTTGTCGTTTCTTTTGTGATTGCTTTGTGTTAAGCGTTCTCATACGGGCCACATCATCCCATACCCAATCCTTCTTGCTTACAGGGTCGACAGCCATAAATGTTTTTGGAAGTTTTCCGTATGCTTCTAACTCTTCCGCAAAAGACACATGTTCCTCATAGTTATAGATATGTTCACGTTCGTAGTTACGGAACAAATGCCGAATCTTATCTATTCCAGCACCTTTCATATCTTCGTATGACAACAATGAATTGCCGGAAGACTTCCAACTTGCATGGGCATCGATCTGCCAACGGGCCAGCGAGTATTCGCTCTTGTCCTTCTTAACAGGCCGGTCGGCATAAGCACGTGAGGTATCGGTAGGCAACTTGCGAAATAGCAATACATATTCAGGGCATCCGACTCCCATCTTGGAACCATCCTTGCACATCTCGGTATAGCCCAAACGGTAGGTCTGGTTGTTTTCCCTCACCACATCAGTATCGACCGTAATGCGCCCCATATATCGGAAGCCATGCTTCATGTAATGAAATACAGTTATTTCGCTGAACGGATCGATAGTTGGCATACCGTCCCCCGTGGCGTTGCCGAACAAAACACGATCTTTCACATGGATGCAGGCCAACCGACCCGGTTTCAAAATGCGCATTAACTCTGGTGTAAGATAATCCATCTGTTCAAAGAACTTATCGTTATCTTCATTGTGCCCAAAGTCATTGTATGTAGGCGTGTATTCGTAATGATTTGAGAACGGGATACTGGTTACGATCAGATCTACAGAGTTACTTTCCATCTTCTGACATTCCAATACATTATCGTTATTGATTGCTTTCCACAACTTGCCGGATTTTTCTTCCCGACTGGCGAACATCCAGCGCATCATCTTTTCCTCGGCCTGCAAACCGAACAAACCGTTATGCCGGACAATATCAGTCATATTTGCGACCATTTCCCGGTGTTGTGCCCATTTCTGCATGAAGCTCTTAAATATTTCACCCTCGCTTTCGGCATAGACCAGATAGAGATCAACGGGATGCTGTTGCATAAAGCGGTATATACGGGCTATCGCTTGGAACTTATCGTTGAAGCGGTAGTCAATGAACATGATTGCTTTATGACAATGATACTGGAAGTTCAGACCTTCACCAAGCATCTCCGGTTTAGCTGCAAGGTATTTCAGCCGGCCATCTTTGAAGTCGGATATTATCTTGTCGGCTTCTTCATCGTCTTGTGAACCATAGACAGCCTTACAACCTGGAATCGCTTTGCATAGTTCCAGCCGTTCAGCTTCCAAGTCATGCCATAAAAGGAAATGGTCGTCCTTGTTTTCCGGGCGATTGATTATCTCTACCACACGGGCAATCTTTTCCTGCATGTTATCTCGGCGTTCTTTTGCCGCGTCAGCAAGTCCGAGAGCAGCCTCACGAAACATTTTCACCTGTCCGTCACGATCAGCTCCAGCCGTAGAATTGTCCACATTCACAATCTCTTCATGTACACGGAGTTCAGGCAACTCATAGCCAGTATCCGGATAACCGAGGTCGGAAGGCTTGGTTAGGAACAACGCCCATGTAGATACCCACAACCAAAATTCTTTTTCCTTATGCGGATAAAGTGTCAAGTTATTCGCTTTCGTGCTGTCTCGCTGAAAGAATCGAGTAAGAGCCTGTCCGGCGTCCATCACACCAAGATAACCAGCATAATGTATAAGTTCCTTGTATCTGTTTGGCGAAGGTGTAGCCGTAGCGACAAACCTGTAAGGGACACCCGAGAACAACGGCAGAAACTCCTGATAGGTCTTGGTGCCGAATCCGCGCAACACGCTGGCTTCATCCAATGATGTTGCAGTAAAATAGGACGGATCTATTCTCACTCCATCCTCACCATCACGCACACGTTCGTAGTTTGTTACCATGATGTCGGTAGGACATATCATCACATCTGCCATAGTTCGGACATAGGTTACTTTCATGTGCAAGTGTTGTTCCGCTTGTGTTAGAAACTCGACTACCACACGCTTAGGGCAAACGATCAATCCCTTGCCTCCTTTATGGTTCAAGATTACCCGAAGTATTTCCAGCTGGGTGACTGTCTTTTGCATACCGAAGCTGGAGAATATAGCACGGCATCCACCGGCAACCGCCCAACGAACGGTATCTTTTACATGAGGGTATAATGTCGGGGTAATTTCTTCCGAATTAATTTCAAATCCCGTTTGATGACTGATAGCCATCTTGTTTCTTAGAAATTCTATATATTCCATGATAATTTTAATTATTTCAATTTTGTATCCACCTCCTCAAACACCACACTCTCACTATCCGGTCTATATTTGGCAAAACAAGCCGTCATATACTTGCAACTATTCGCACCACCCTTGCTACGGAAAACGCATCCGCGACAAATTACCATTTTACCCTTTACGGTAGCTCGGAAACGCTTTATTATCAGTGTCCGATCTGCGAAGTTTACAATGGTGCCAATAGGTGCTATTCTTAACTTTTCTACTGTTTTCATTTTTTTTAGCTTGATTATTCTGATTCCATAATCTTTTTCAGAAACTCCAAATGATCCGGAAATGGTACGGAGTTCTTGTCTTGCTTCTCGTATCTTTTTTCTCGTTGTCTTTCCTGTTCTTCCCGGTCGTATTTCTCCAGTTGCCTTTTTCTGTATGCTTTGAACTCAATTAGAGCAGACATGATCACCATAGGATCCACAACACCGTAAAAGGTGCCATATTCGCCAGCTTTCAACTTGAAGAAAAAAAGCAACAATTCGGAAGCTTTCAGGTAATAGTATTCCACACGTATCATCACGGAAAGCTCCAAAACCTGTTGGAATGTAGGCTTCTCTTTTACACCGGCAAACTTGTACAAGTCCATCAGTTGAGCAATTATCCAAGTATTCACCTGTTCATCTGGATAGGTTTCTCCGAGCAAAGCCAATGAAGGCGCATTCCCCTTGAACGAACGTTCCACATTTTGAGCACATACAACCTGTAATGAAGGATTGAACTTTTTAGCGAAACTTTCACCGTCCCCGTATCTATTTACTACTAACCGTGTCCTTTCCGAAAGCTTTTGCGGCATATTCGAGGATTTCACGGTCTGTTTGTTCCTCTCGTGATTTTGCCCCGTTTGGAATTGCCGGATAGTTTCTGCTATTCTTGTTGTCATAATTACCTGATATTACTTTCTCAAAGTTCGTCGGTTTGATAAGCCAATCGAAAGATGCTGTCCAGCCTTTTTTGTTCTGCCCTTTCAGGAAATCGCTTTGGTATGCCCTATGAATCATGTCGGCAAACGTTTTTTTGCCATAAGATTTTATACGTGCGTTAATCATCCCTTTACGGCTATCAGAAAGCGGAGTCCTGACCGTACCAAATACACCTTTTGTTTCCTCATTGAAGAATTTGACAAGTTCGGAGTAGTCGATATGTTCGGCGTGGGGCTGCGAAGTCCCACATACAAGAGATTCGTTAGAATCTCCTATATTATTTTCTTTTCTTTTCTTTCCTTTACTTGCTATTGTTTTTTCGACTTTTGCTATAGCATTGCTATCGTTTTCCGTAGCATTTGCTATAAATTCCGTAGCATTTGCTATTTCTGACTCTTTTTTCCCCCATCTCTTAGCGACACCTTTCTTTCCAGCCTCGGATCGTTTCTTCGATTTATCGTCTTTGTATCCCATTCTTTTCTTGAAGCTTTCGGAGTAGAAGTACTTACCATCCTCGGTAAAGACAAATAACCCAAAATCTTCAATCACGGATTTAATTAAGGAAGCATCTTCACGAAGGTCAAAAGCTATCATGTTATAATCTTTGACACTCATGTATTCTGGCTCCTCTCTAAGACGTTCTAAAATCATGAAGAACACTCCATATCCGGATGCCTTATGCCTCATTCGTAAGCGTATCAGCTTGTCTGAGTTCCTAGCGTTGCTGTCGTGGGGGAAATAACTCGTTAGCTCTTTCATAATCAAATCGCATAATCACAGTTTCGTTTGCTGTCGGCAACGAAACGCCTGTTGAAAAAACTACATAGAACCACTTTGGGATTCCCCATTGATACCTTGACCGGCTTCCCTCTCTTACATTTTGAGCAGGTATCCGGACGGATGGCCTGTCGTTCGTTCTTCTTTACCATATCTTTAGAATCTTACGTTTGTCAATTGTCTTCCTCTTGAAAACACAACCCACTTTCCGTTACCCGTGTCTTTCAAATGCAAATCGGAAACTTCACCGAAACGGTTGATGTTACCGCATAAATCCACAAACCATGCGGCTTCCTTATCTTTATGAGGACGGATGCAACGACCTACAATCTGGTAATACATCGCAAGTGACATGGTAGGTCTGGCCATAACAACTGTGTCAAGTTCTGGGTAATCAAAGCCGGTAGTAAGTACACCAACATTGGCTACTACAGGTATTTCCCCGACCTTGAACATTTCGAGTATTCTTTCACGTTCCTTCTTTGGAGTATCACCGGAAACAATGACACATCCGGGTATGGACATCGTCAATCGTTCCGCTTCTTTCAAAAACCGGGTAAATACCAAAATACCCTTCCTCTTGCCTCCTGCTTTCGGATTCATCAGCCTTTGGACGATATGAACGATGTAACTATAAAAGTCTATCCGTTCATATTCCTTTTGGACTGACTTATCGGTATAGTCGGCTCCGGTAGTGTTTATCTTCAAATTGAGTTCGTTCCATCCGGTAGGATTCATCGGATAGTAGTTCACCTTTGAGAGATAGCCCATATCAAGCAAGGTCGATACCTGTACATGATAAATGACCTCTGAAAACACATGGGGCTTTGTCCGGGTTATGAATTTTAGCATAGAGCCGAAGTCACGGCTGGAACTCAAACGATATGGCGTTGCCGTTAATCCAAGAACCTTGCACTTCACAGCATCGAAGAAATCCTTGTACATTCCCTCTATCGGATTCACAAGGTGACACTCGTCCACGATAATATTCTTGAAGTGGGCAAAAAGTTCCGGATGGCTTTTCACGCTACCGATGGTTGCGAATGTTATCCGGCTTATCTCTTTTGAATTGAAGGAGGCGGAATAAATGCTACAATCGAGAATCCCGTAAGAACAAAGTTTCTTGAAGTTCTGTTCAAGAATTTCCTTGCTCGGCTGGAATACCAATGTATGACCGTCAAGTCTTGAAGCTATGTCAGCTATGATAAGGCTCTTTCCACTACCGGTGGGTAACACCATGATGGCGTTTGTTTTCTTCGTCTTGTTGTTGAAGAAGGTAACGGCTGAATCAGAAGCTTGTTGTTGATAATCACGCAAAATATAACTCATACACCTTTCTCCTTTCGTAACTTCTTGTTCAGTGTTTTGTAATACTTGATTAATTGTTCGTACTCAAAATCAGTCATTTTAGTAGTACCAGCAGCTTTCACTTTTAGTAAAGCGAATTTCTGTTGTCCGATTTTATCAATCAGATTCACCCGATACCCTTCTAAATGGTCGGCTTTGAATCTATTGCAGTGTCGGCATTCGGCATGACAATTGTTTTCATCAAAACGGGTCGCCAAATGTGTACGACTGAAATAGTGGCCACAATCAGCTTGTTCAAAGGGCTTTATTTGCCCGCAACTGATACATCGAAAAACCCCATTAGGCATACAATCACGAAGCCGGATGAAAAGGGAAAACTCTTTATCAAGTTTTGCCTTCAAATCCGGCTTCTTCTTTACTGTTATACCAGCTTTGTCAAACAGTGGCAAAGGCTTGTCTTTCTTCTTTGCCTTTTTTCTTTTTATGTAATACGGCATATTTAGAATAATTTATTTGTTGCAGCGACCGGACTCAAACCGGCATCTAAAGTGCAACCCTTACGGGTGTGGCTGCCATTTCCACATTATGCAACACACCGCCATGTAAGCAAGCCATATCTTCACAGACCGAGCTTGCCGAATTAAATGAATCTATTGAATCAAATTTATTATCACTCTGTCTCAACGATGATAGATAACTGGCCACAAGCGGCCCCGTTTTCAATTTCAGACTTTGTTGCGATTGCTACTGCGTAATCGTAACCCATTTGTTCAAGTTGTTCTTTAATCTTTTCCATAACTCTGAAAATTAAAATGTTTATACTAAATTCACTCCCTCGATAATTCCGTTACCGAGATTGTTTTTCTCCGATATGTTGTTTGGATTTATTGGGGATAGCTTAACAAAGAAGTACTCTTTATCAAAATATTTCTCCAGTTTTTCCGTATCAAAATCTGATTCATTCACCAACGTAAGATTGATAGTAGTTTTCAGGTTACTTTCGGTTCGAATCCGACCAAGTTCTCCTATACTCATCTTCTTTGGATAAGGAATAAGCCAGTTTCGTTTCTCTTCATCAAAGCTATGCAGACTGATTTGAAGCGTCACATTGCCTTTAACGAAAGAAAAATCGCTCCCCTTAATTCCAATCGTTGAAACATAATGGTGAGTGTTCGGATATATTTCAGAAATACGCCCGATAGCTTCCTTTACGGCTTCAATGTTCAAGAATGGTTCTCCCATACGGGTATAGTTTATCTTGAACTCATTGGCATCGCAAGGGTCGAATCCAGCCTGCTCAATGGCAAATTCCACCTGACCGACAATCTCATCAGCCGTAAGGTTGCGATAGCGTTTCATATTACCTGTAGCACAAAACTTGCATCTTACAGGACATCCGCTCATTGTCGAAACGCCAATCATCCAGCGTTCGGAACGACTTCCCAAGTTATCATTGTCAAGGAAGTTTTGTTTCCTTCCTATCGCATCTTTCGTGTAGTACGGAAGAAACGTATCAGTCGTCTCTACAAGCATACCGTCTTCAAGACGTAAACAATACACTGTTCCATTCTTAAAACTCTTACTTTTTACTATATTCATAATCAATCAAAGTTATAGTTGTCAAAATCATCACTATCTACAGGTATATCATTACCAAAATCCATTGAGTGATACCAGTATTCCATATAATCCATGCTATCCATAATGTTTTAATTTTTATTATTTGTTGATTTGGTGGGAAGCCGGGGAATCGAACCCTAGAAACACATATACATATCATGGCTACTTACCTTTCTTCCCATTTGCCCCGACATATCCTCACGGACGGAACAGGGCTGTTTCTACTCTAAAACTAATACCATGAAAAAACAATATGCTATTATTCTATATAGGCTATTGAAAATTCTTTCGGGATGAATCGTCCTACCGGAATAGGTTTTGCCGATTCTATAGCTGTATGGATTTCCCTCTTTCTGAACTCATGTCCCTTTTCTTTGGCTTGTTTCTCACATTCTTCCTCTTTATTTTTGAGGTAGTGAGTAATAAGCATCATCGCCCTATCAACGTTAAAAGTGTTCACGACAAAAGTTTGAACTCTTTCATCTTCATTTTCTCCATTCATGAAGGTAATTTTCGTCTCAATTTGGTAGAACTTCCTTTCGTCAGGCTTGGATTCTTCATCTTCCTGATTCTCTTCATCCATCTTATCAAGATATTCTTCTGTAGTAATCTCTTCTTTGAGGTAGGCTATCGAATCGTCGTCCACCTTGCGTTCTTTCAAAGTATCGGTGAGAATTACACAGGAATCGAACTCTTTTACCATAGTCAGAGTGAATCCGAACAAATAGTTTAGTTCGATATAGTCTTTCAAGATAAGGCAAGCATTCTCCAACCCTGTTGCGTAAAGCAGGAACTTGCTTTTCTTACCTCCTATTTCCGCTTGGGCAATATGCGGATATAACACATTATTTTCATTCTCGAACGCCAAACGGTTCTGATTGCTGACTTCCACTTCCCTGATACCGTCAGCTTCCATGCTGAAACGAATTTTCGCCAAAATGTCTTGGTCTATCAGCGTACCACGGTCGAAAAGAATTTCATTCCGTTCAATCGTTACTGTTTCACCGGTATCTTCATCAATGAAAGATTCCTCCCATGTTTTGAGGACACGTTTTGCAAGGTACATGTTGAGCATCTTCTTTGGGTCAGATGTCACATACCGGATTTCTGTTTTTCTTGTTTCTATCATAACTAAATAAATTCTTGATTTCTTTGTATTTCCTGCTGGGCGTATATCAGCATTTGATGTTCATTTGCAGCCGGCAGATAGATACCTGCCACTGATGCACTCCAATTACGGAAACGGTCAATACTCAGGGTCATTTCACCTGTTGTCAGTTCGGCAGAACTGCGTAAATAGGTTACTTCATTGCCTTTCTTGTTGACCGTCTTACGTTCAAACAAATCACGGTTGCAAGTCCTCTTATAAAAATCAATTTTTGCTTCATCGAGGCTGCAACCGTATTCACTACCGAAATACCCTAAAAGAAGATGCAAGTAGCTGTTTTGGGCAAGCGTGCGGTTAGGAAGCTTCTTTTTTACTTCCACAACGGCCCGCTCCTTAAACAGTTTATTTACATACTCCTTAAACTTGGGTATTTGGTATTCATTTTTCAAGTCGTATATCATCCATTTCCAAAGATTTTAGTATCGGTTATAAGTGCTCTGTTTTCTTCCAAGAACCGGATAAACTCCTCACAATGATTAGTAAGAATAGGAATATCACGTTCAGGATTGAAAACGTATGTTTCTGTATAGGTATCTACCACATAGCCGCCTTTGTTGAACTCTACAATGTTATACTCAAATGTCCGTACATCAGAACCGTTCTTCATTAAAGCGTATGGATATACTAAATGCTGGTGGTGATCTTTGAACTTTCCCACGGTATAACTACCGGTTGTTTTGATGTCGTGAACACTGGTAGGCATCAGTTCGTCAATCAGACCGCAAACCAATACATTGCCGTATGCAGTCGGAAGGATTGCCTCTACACGTTGCTGCGTCAACGCCCCTTTGTAGTAATTTGCGAACTCACGACAAAGGGATATAGGAAAGACAAATGAACGATTGTTATAAACGGCTTTCAAGGCTATAACCTTTTGCTCGCCATTCCCTATATCAGAATATATCTTTTCTACCTGCACCGTTTCAGATTTCCGGTTCTCAATCATACAGTCAATGACCTCATTAAAAGCCGTACCCTTGTCGGCAGCTTCGCTGTCAAACGGTTTACGGTTAATACGGTCTATCAGTTCTTGGAACTGCTTCTGCTGAAACTCTTCTTCTGTACAAGGCGGATTCTCACTCCACCCATAATAACGCTCATATATGACATCGCTATTAAGGTAATTGAAGTAAGAATCCAATAATGTAGCATATATCTTATACTTAGGCTGCATCTGAATAAGTTTTAGTCTCTTTGTTAAAAATCAGTCCTAATTCTTTCGCCTTAGCTGCCAACATCATTGAGGCTTTCATCTTTGAACTTCCCACATGGTTGAAATCATCAATATGGGCGATAAAGTCATTCGCTGAAGCTGCGTCGGCAACTAATTCTAAACAACCTGTTATATCAGATAGCACTTTGTTATATGCTTCTTGTTCAGCCTTTTTTGATTGCAACATAGTAAGATATGGAGCAATAATCCGAGTAGAGATAAAATCATTCTTGGTCGTCGGATTGCCGTTTTTGTCAAGGATGGTAGGTACTTCCATCACTGAAGGCAAGTTACAAGTATTCTTTCCGTCATTCCTTGATGTCGGATCGAAAGTAATAGTACGTCTCTGCACTCCTCTCTCACTCTTCATTTCCAAGTAACCTAACAAATCAAGTTCGGTGACGATGGAGTTGTAGGACTTCTCACGTAAGGCAGGAATAAACACCGTATCATCACCCTCTTTTCTTGTGTCACGATGGGCAACAAAAATGATATGTTTCTTCAGACTTGATAGCGTTCTTGTCATCCAAGAAAATTCAGCATTGATACCGCCCCAATCTCGAATAGATGGCTGCCTGGTTCCACATTTATAAGTGATGATAAAATCCATCATCTTACCAATGGTATCAACCACAATAGTCTGATAAACAGACAAATCTTCTTGCAAAACCAGCTGAACATCATTCCAAGAAGTGACCTGCACAGTGTCAATATTCTCCAAATGAGCCATATTCATACGCTTAACACCATTGTCAAAATCCAACAACAGAGGCTTTGGTGCACTCAAAGCTACTGTGCTCTTACCCATACCTGCTTGACCGTAAATCATCATCTTTACGTTTGTTGGAATATTCAATTCCGTTGATTTTCTGATTAAACTCATGATTGTTATATTTTTAGTTAGTAATTATATTAGAGACTTCAATAAAGGATCTATACCATCCTTCAATTCTTTAAGTTTCTTCAGCGAATAAACTTTAGGACTATTCCTATGTACACCAGCCCTTTTCCAAGTCAATGCTCCCGTAGCGCACTGATGAGCCAACCACCTTCTGCCAAATCCAAGTCGTATAGCTTGCGTTTCCGTAATCTCATCAATGACCGGATCCTTGGAGATCGCATATTCGCTGACAGCTTCTTTCGCGGCCGCTTTTATTATTTTCTGTAATTGCCAAACGTCAAGTTCCATATAATAAAGGCATATTACGCCCTCTAATTCTTACACGAACACGGGCGATAAGTTCTACATTGGCATTAGAACGGGTTCGGATTTGTTGCCGTTTCATGTCTAAATGACTATCAACACAAAGAATAATCAAAAGTACACAAGCAACAAATGATCTCATGGCCGGCGAAAAGTCCAGCGTCAACCGGATACCTGATATCCTCTCGGCTAACTTTAATGCCAACTCCCTCCCATTCCGAACACCCAAAATTAAAAATGCTGTCTGAAGCTGGTTATTTATCGTACTTACTGCACGATGCTTCAATACGGCAATCTCCTTTTTTTCATACCCGGCTGCGTACATTTGTGCTGTAATGTCACATTCGGGCGTTAACTCGGTAAATACTTTCATAATCGTGTGTATTTAAAGTTTGAATCAGGAATCTCTAAATACTGTAACTATCCCTTTCGGAACATTAGTTTCCGATCTCCACTTATGTCCATTTTTGTACCCTTGTGCATTAAGCAATGAAACATTGTTGCGCACTGTGCAGACTTTATCGATAGGAAATTCTACTTTCTTCCCTTTCTTTAAGTCTCTCATACGAGGCATAATTTCCACTTTTTTCTCCATAAACTGATTATATTTAATTGAATGTGGACGGAACCGGTAACGATCCGGCATACACACTTCCGGCTGTGTGCAGAGCATTCCATACGCCCGCCCGTTTGCCGGGGTTTTCACCCGGCTGCTTTTGCTAACCTAAACACAAAACGAATTAAACAACTTCAAGAAAAGCCTTAATAGCCAACATTTTCTTTTCAGCTAACACTTTGGCAGCTTCTTCTCGATTTTTCCAATCTTTATAAAGTTCGAGGTCCTTTTTTGTACTTTCGAGGTCTTTATTAAGAGACGACACCAATTCAATCAGTTCCTCTCTTGTCATTTCTTCAATACCTTTTGTTTCCATATACATTATTATTAATAGTTACCAACTTTTTTCTTTATAAATGGCGATCATTAGAATAACCGACATCACGAATGTTAATACGTGAAACGGATTAAAGAACATGCCAACAAAACAGGTAGCCGACATCAGTACTGCGCAGATGAATAAAATTAGCTGCACTCTTGAATAAAAAATTACCTTCATGACTGTTTGATTTGATTTGTGCCCTCCGGCTGATTCGATCAGTAGCTTCGCGCCTCTTCAGAGGGTTTTCTTAACTTTGTGGTGCAAACTTTAAAAATTAAGAAGTATGAAATCAGAAAAGTACCTGAGCATGGCTAAAGACATTCGTTCTAAAGTCGAAGATTTACTTGACGAGTATAACACCTTTGAACCATCAATAAGCAAGATGTTTCTTGATGGACAACCGTTATATGAACAAGCTATAAAATTTACCCACTTGGTTTATTCATTTGATCCAAATCTGCCTTTAAATAGAGAGTTGGTAGATCTGCCAAATAAATGCAAAGGGTGTATAATTAAAACGTTTCCGCAAGAAAACGATGTCTTTAAAAATTTCTTGTTCCTTTTGAAATGCTTCACTGATTATCTGGAGACTTTTCATGACTAACTTTCTCTCCGCGTAAAAGGTCCAAGTAAGAAGTAACCGCTTTCTCGGCATCTTCTTTTATGTACTCCAAATTTTTCAGACAATTGATTGGCAAATCTTCAACATGTATGGATATTGTCAATTGATTGTCTTTTTCTTGATGTTTTAGTTCAATGTTGTAATTCATGTGCTATGATATTTTAATTATCTTTTCTTCTTGCTTATTATTTCAAACCTCACAACGCCAAGTTCTGTATATGCGCCGTATTCAATCCAATATGTCCCACGAGCCGCGTTTATTTTAGGATCATATTTACTATCAAATAATAGCGTCTTTGTGCTACCATCAATATAATGCGCACTTACTTTATATTCATAAATAGGCATTTTGGAGTACCTATAAAGGCCTATAGCAAAAACTATAAGACCTGATATAGCGACAGCTATTAAAAAGTTTCTTATAATAAGATAAGGTTTGTAACCATCGGCATATTGATGAAAAAAAAGTGCTCCAAAAGCACCACCTGCGAATATAAATACACCTAAAACTTCCATATCATTTATTTTATTTGTACCCGGCAGCCCATCCGATAGGCAGCGTCGCGCTTTCAGAACCAGGTTGTATTTTGAAAAGAGGCAACGGTTAACCAATGTCTGACACATAACACCGCAAGGAACTTGCCCCTTTGACAATTCTTTTATCTATAATGTATCCCTGTGGGTCATGGCTCAAAGCTCACCACGTTTATACATTATACTTTGTAATCCTTTCGCTTAAACTCCATTTCTGCGAGTGCTAAGGTTGAAATAAGACAAAGAACTTACTGTGGGCATCCGGGAATCGAACCCGGTCAGAAACGCCTTTCTTCACCAGCCGAACACTTTCGGCTCATGCCCTTTGCTTTAGTAAATCGTTATGAAGTTTTCTACTTTGAACGATCTGAATCCGTTCGCCTCAATATCGAAATAGCGAACCGTCTTGTAGTTTTCAGAACCAGTACCTTTGATAAGATTCTGAATGTCTTTAAGCGTACCTTTGGCTTTGCGAAGTGAACCATCAGACTTTTCATAGGCGAATGATACGATACCTTTGTGCATTTGTTTTGTCAAACGGTACAATGCCCATGCGCGTGAAAGACATACCGCGAACGCTTTACCTGTTGCTTTCATAAGTTCGTAAGCCATGCAAAATACTTTGTGTCTAAAATTTGAAGTTTTCATAATCGTGCGTGTGTTTATGTGTTAGTATAAATATGAGTTCATTGCTTCATAGCTGCCGAATATCTCAATCGCAGGATCGGCGTTAAAGTCCATTGGGGTAAGATAGTCTACCTCTTTTTTGAGATAAGCGATCTCTTCTGTCTTTTCATCCACGATATCAGATTTACTATCTACATTATATTTATAGCAAGCCTCTTCGTCTGTCATTGCCTCAATCTCTGCAAGTTCAGCTTTCAAACCGTCGAGTTCTGCAAGTGCCGTTTCGTAATTTCGTGCCATAACCGTGTATTTTAATGTGTTTATATTATTTACTTGTATCAACCATTCTGTTATCTTTGTATCGTGATTGAATGAATGATGATGCAAATATACTATATTGATTATTATCAGCAAATCTATCGAGTATATTTCTTCTATAATTAACCATATTTAATAATCAATAGAGTATGTCAAGTATAAACGAAAGATTGCAAACCATTGTAGATAAACTATTTGATGGAAACAAAGCAAAGTTCGCTAAATCAATAGAGATAGCACCGACAAGTATCTCGAACTATCTTAGTGACAAAAGACAATCAAAGCCTTCTGCTGATATGCTTGAAAAAATAATCAATGTAGTAGATAATTTATCTGCTGAATGGCTTCTCGCGGGTAAGGGGGAAATGTTAACCCATAACAATAATGAGGAAGACGTACCTAAAATAAGCTACACAAAAGGAGTACCCTATTATAACGTGGATTTTATCGGAGGTTTCGACTTGGTTTTGAACGACCAAACTATCAATCCTGAATACCTAATAGATTTCAAGAAGTACGATGATGCAACATGTTGGTGCAACGTAACCGGCCACTCAATGGAACCGGAAATTAATCATGGTGATATGATAGCATTGAAAAAGATAGAAGACCTGTCATTCCTTCCGCTTGGAGAAGTATATGCTATTGTTACAACAAACGATATGCGTACTATTAAAAGATTAGGAGCCGGAAAAACAGATGATGCTTATACCCTTGTTCCATCAAACAAGTCACCAGAATACTCTTCGCAACAACTCCCGGTAAAAATGATTAGGACTATATTCCAAGTATTAGGAGCTGTCAAAAGATTTTAGTTATGAAATTCAATCAATACACCTGGAATCTATACAAGCAATCACCTGATGGGCAGAAGGCTATAAAGGAATTTGAAGAAGCCAATGAGAAAATGACAGAATATGATTTATTTACCAAATACAATCCATATTCTGCGCAATTCTTCTCAGAAGACTACTTTCTTGACACTTGTGGTTTATTTTGGTCGGTGATTTTTGAGGAAGCAAAAGAAATCGTAAGTATAGAGGAAGCCCAAAAGTTTTACATCTCACTTATTTTATCAGGAATTTATGACAAAGACGGTGAGTCTATTATAAAAAAAGGAGAATATAATTTGATGTTATCAGCAAATGACATATTATCCTTCTTGCTCTATTATTTTTCGCCTGAATATTTCATTCCCAACCTATTTAGATGCAGAATCTTTGAATTGAACCAAATAGCAGATGCCTTTGATATTGATTTACCTTCAATCCCGAAGAAGTCAGATTACAAATCTCGATGTTTATATTATTGGGATTTATGCGAAGTATTCTACAAATTTAGACTAGATAACAATCTTTCACCAGATGAGTTATGCGCTTTCTTATATGACTACGCACCGAATTTTATCCCAAAAGAAAAGACTAACATACCGCATCCAGCGCAAGCATGGTTCATTGGAGGCAAGACATACCCAATTGAGGAAAAGCTTGATAAGACCTTTTGGCAAGCTAACCCAGAGACAAAAAAGGGTGATATCCTTATTCACTACGAGACATCACCAATCAGCGCAATTACTTGCATCTGGATTGCACAAGCGGATGGTGTTATAGATCCATTCTTTCATTATTACAGTAACACCTACATAGGTGACAAAATAGACATTCCTCGTATCACGTTGAAAGAACTTCAAACAGACAAATACTTTTCAAAGCACCCCCTTGTCAGAAAGAAATTCCAAGGTGTGAACGGATGGCCAATGAGTAGCGAGGATTATTCAGAACTCCTGCGAATGATAAAGGCAAAAGGATTTGATACAGATACCCTACCGAAGCTATATACTCCTACACTACCCAAGAATGTAAGTATAGAGATAGAACGAGACGTAGAACAACAGTTATTAGAACCTTTGCTTAACTCTATGGAATGGTATGAGAACAAAGATTTCATTCGCCAATTGCCAATACATGCAGGACGGGGCCATAGGGTATTCCCAGATTATGCCTTACATTATGACAATAAGCCAGACTATGAACGAGCAAAAGTATTGATTGAAGCCAAACTTCACATGAAAAATAATCGAGAGGTGGAAGAAGCATTCTTGCAGGCACGTTCATACGCCCTACTATTGGATTCTTCCGTCATTGTTCTATGTGATAAGCAATGTTTGATTATATATGAGAAGAAAGACAGTTTCGACCGAGACAGATACAAGAAATATCATTGGGTAGATTTTGAAAATCCGGACATATTCAATGAATTAAAGAACAAATTAAATTATAAATAGCATGAAGAGAATTTTATTTTTAATGATAATTATAATCACCTTCTCCTGCGGAGGTGGCAAAACAGAAATAACAGGCGCAGATAAATATATCAACACCATCACAGGATTCACCTGTGAAAAAGCAACTGTTACCGATAATGGCTATTTAGTGATTGCCATTGACGCTGAATCTGCTTCCGGATATGATACGCTTGCTTCACAATTTCTTGAAGAAGCTAAAAAAGAAGGTGTATCTGGACTAAAAGGAGTATTGATCGTGGATATAAAAAACGCGAAGTTTGAACAAGGAGCTGTTGTTGGCAAAAGAATAGGGAAAGCTTATGAATAA